CTGCACCAGCAGCCAAGCAAGAAGCACCTGCCTCAACCGGCGGCCGTGCAGAAGATATTCTTGCTATGATTCGTAACCGTAACAAGTAATATAGTTTAAGATAGGGGCCTATGCCCCTATCGCCGTCATCTGAGGAGAATAACATGGCAACAAAAGCATTTGATTTATCGAAATTTCGTAAAACCCTAACCAAGAGCATTGACGGTTTAGGTGTTGGCTTTAATGACCCAACTGATTGGGTTTCAACAGGCAACTATGCTCTAAATTATTTAATTAGTGGTGATTTTAACAAAGGCATTCCTTTAGGTAAAGTTACTGTATTTGCTGGCGAATCAGGCGCTGGTAAAAGTTATATTTGTTCTGGTAACATTGTTAAGAATGCACAAGAGCAAGGCATCTATGTCATCTTAATTGACAGCGAAAACGCACTTGACGAAAGTTGGTTACACGCACTTGGCGTTGACACTACGGAAGACAAATTACTTAAACTCAACATGGCTATGATTGATGATGTTGCAAAAACAATCAGCGAGTTCATGAAAGAATACAAAGTAATGGAGAATCGCCCTAAGGTTATGTTCGTCATAGACTCATTGGGTATGTTACTTACCCCAACCGATATCAACCAGTTTGAAGCAGGTGACATGAAGGGCGACATGGGCCGTAAACCAAAGGCACTTACCTCGTTAGTACGTAACTGTGTAAACATGTTTGGTAGTCATAATGTCGGTATGGTATGTACTAATCACACATACGCTTCACAAGACATGTTTGATCCAGATGACAAGATCTCAGGTGGTCAGGGCTTTGTCTATGCGTCTAGTATTGTAGTCGCTATGAAGAAACTTAAACTGAAAACTGACGAGAACGGTGTAAAAACATCAGCTGTTCACGGTATTCGTGCAGCTTGTAAGATCATGAAGACTCGTTATAGTAAACCGTTCGAAACACTTCAAATTGAAATTCCATATTCAACTGGAATGAGTCCAACTAGCGGTCTTGTTGATCTGTTTGAAGGTAAAAATTTGTTAGTGCAACAGGGTAACAGACTCAAGTTTGTAGATAGTCACGGAGAAGAACATCTTTACTACCGAAAAGACTGGACAGAAGATAAATTACTTATGATAATGGAAGATCTTCCAAATCATAAAATTTTAACTACTGAACAAATTGAGGAGAGTGTAGAAAATGAATGAAAATCATATTGCTGATATATGGATGTTGTTTAAAGAGTATGTCGATAAGAAAGCATTAGAAGCATTAGCAGAACGTTACGTTGACTTATTAGCTGATCATGGAATTAGCGATAAAATCGTTGCGGCGTCTGCTGGATTCGATGAAACTCTTGATGCTGCTATTGAATATTATCTTGATCAGGATACTGAAGCGGGATTTGACGAAGAAGACAATTGGGACTTCGACGAAGATGAGGATTAAATGAGCTGGTATACTAAAGTTTCGAGAGACATTTCAAATATTCCAGATGCGGTAGCATATTTTGAAGTAGAATTGCAGGCAGCACGTAGCGATGCTCGTATTGCCGGCAATATTGAACGAGCATCGGCGGCAATGCCCGGTATCGTGGAACAACGATTTGCTCAGCTTCAAGAAATTGAAGCTATTTTAGAATATCTAAATATTGAATTACGTAGATTACGCAGTCAATTATTTAGAAAGTACCTTGAAACCTATCAACGTGCTCTTACATCAAGAGATGTTGAAAAATACGTCGACGGTGAAGCAGATGTAATTGATTACGAAAAAATTATCAATGAATTTGCTTTACTTAGAAATAAATGGCTTGGTATTACTAAGGCGTTAGACATTAAACAATGGCAACTTAGTAATATTATTAAATTACGAGTTGCCGGCATGGAAGATGCCACTCTTTAATTGACATTTTCACAAATGTCTGCTATAATTCTCATATGATAACCGTAGACTACTTACTGAAACACATTTGTCAAAACATAAAAGTTATTGATAAATTTATTCCTACCAAAGATAAAAAGATTTTAACTAGTCTCGATAGTCAATTAGATCAAGGCAACTTTTTAACTGAAAATCAGGCAAAATTATTGGTAAAAATCCTGGCAGAAAATATTGACCATATACTGTTGATCAATGACCACAGTCAAACTATCATAGATGGCAATACATGGACACATCAATTTCGAACTATTCAACAAGTGAGAAAGATTTACATTTCTAATACTGTGCCATCCAGCATCAAACTGGAATTTACCTATGATAAACGGATAAAAACCAAGCTAGCTAAACTTAACGGCCTGCTGGATGGTAACTTAGTGGCCAATGGCCCGCGACACTATTCTGCTGTACTAACAGAGAAGAACATAGTTGCATTAGTAAATGAGTTCAAAAACGATAGATTTGAAATAGACGAAAAAATCATGAATTTTTACCATGAAATTTCAGAAATTTTAGAAAATAAGAAATCTCCGTTTCGTGTGTTTTCTTTAGAAAATGAAAATCTTAAAAAACACATCGAAGACGACGTTGGACCAATTACTATTGATAACCTCTTACTGTTGCATGACCGAAAATTTCGATACCAATATACTATAACCGAAAAAATCACCGAAAAAAGTCTAAAAAATTCCATAGCTCAACGATCGTCAACAAAGATTTTTGTCAACAGTCAACAGTACCCGCTAGATGAGTTACTTGCTAGCTTGAAGGATCTGCTTCGATTGCCATTGCTCTGTGTATTCGACGGGCATGACGCAAAAGTTGATAAAAAAATGCTGAATTTATTGTCAAATGCTATGATACAAAATAATGTCGACAATCAAACAGGAATTTATTTTAGATTTGATCAAGGAGTTGAGGGTGATCAGTTTAACAAAAGTGTAAAAGATTTAAAGTACAACCAGCCTCTAACAGAGGTAACTACAGTAGCTGGGATTGCCAATAATAAAATACCAAAATTCATGGTAAAAAGTGGATGGAAACCTAAAACAGTCATTTCTCTTATTCCTGGTTTTAAAAACAATAAAAGTTCAGTTTATTTTAGTGATGTTGATTTAATTATATACTACGGTGATAAGAAACCGTTAGCCGGAGATGTTGATGTCATTGTGTAAACTAGTTATTAGAGATGAAGTAAATATCAAATTAGAAGGACTGCCAGTTGAAATTCGACGAAAATTGTCTAACCAGTTTAAGTACGAAATACCATATGCCAAGTATCATCCAGCATACAAACTAGGTAGATGGGATGGACAGACTACACTATTCGGCATGGGCGGCAACGGCTATATTAACCAATTACCGCGTATTCTAGAAATACTTCAAAACTCTGGTTATGATGTAAGTGAGGTCGAGGACCAACGACAACCGGCAAATATTAAGTTTAATAAAGTTACTGAAACATATTGGGCTGACCAAGGCAAGTGTTGGCCTAAAGGACATCAACAAGCAGGTCAGCCTATCATGCTTCGTGATTATCAAGTAGACACAGTAAATCGATTCTTAGAAAATCCACAAGCCTTGCAAGAGGTTGCTACAGGTGCAGGTAAGACTATTACCACCGCTACCTTGGCACAACTATGCGAACCTCTAGGTAGAACTATTACCATTGTTCCTAACAAGTCACTAGTTGAACAAACTGAAGAAGACTTTGTCAACGTGGGATTAGATGTAGGTGTGTACTACGGAGACCGTAAGGATCTCTACAAAACGCATACTATCTGTACTTGGCAAAGTCTTAATATTCTTGACAAGAAAAGTAAGAATATGGAACATGCTATATTGACATTGGCAGAGTTTCTTGAAGGTGTTAAGTGTGTCATTGTAGACGAAGTGCATATGGCCAAAGCAGAAGTGTTGAAAAACTTGTTAACACAGAACCTAGCAAATGCTCCAATTCGTTGGGGATTAACTGGCACTGTACCTAAGGAAGCATTTGAGTACGAACAGATATTTGCCAGCATTGGGCCAGTCATCGGAGGCATCAAAGCCCACGAGTTACAAGAGTTAGGTGTGTTGTCTAATTGTCATGTTAGTGTTGCGCAACTCATTGATCTGCCAGAGTTTAAAAGTTATGCTGAAGAATACAAGTATCTAGTAACTGATGAAACTCGTATGATCTATATTAGTAAGATGATCAAAGGTATTGCTGAAAGTGGTAACACATTAGTCTTAGTTAACAGGATTGAGACTGGTAAGTTTATCGTTAACGAGATTGAAGGTAGTGTGTTTATTTCAGGCGAAGTAAAAACTAAAGATAGAAAGACAGAGTATGACGAAATTAAAACTGTTGACAATAAGATTATTGTGGCGACTTACGGTGTGGCCGCTGTTGGTCTTAATATCCCTAGGATTTTTAATCTGGTTATGGTGGAGTCCGGAAAGAGCTTTACAAGGGTTATACAAAGCATTGGGCGAGGCATTAGAAAAGCGGAAGACAAAGACTTCGTTCAGATCTGGGATATCACCTCAACATGTAAGTACGCAAAGCGGCATCTTACGGCGAGGAAGAAGTTTTATAAAGAAGCCAAATATCCGTTCACGATAGATAAGATAGACTGGAAATAAAGGTTGACAAAAACAACAAAGTGTTGTAAAATTACTACACTACATTGGAAACAGGATAGATGCAAATATTAACATTAGAAAATATAGGGTTTGATTTAAATAACCTACCAGACGAAGTCGATGACAGTACACGATTTGCAGTATTAGATAATAGTGACTCTAAAGAACCAGATTTCTTTTTTATGCCACTTATATTTCTTGAAAGTTTCAACAGTCCAGCAATGGTGCTGAGGATAGGCGAACACGAAGTAGCCATGCCAGTTGATTGGTCAATTGCTGTAGGTGACAGTTCAAGTAGTTGTGATATTGAAATATTACCACTTACTAGTTTAAATGATCGAGGCTTCGAAGCATTATGTTTTAATCCGTTAAGTAGTTTTAGAGTAGAATTTAAAAAGATCGAAATTGTAAATTTCTACAATGACGTTAAATGGTATTTCCCTAAAATGAAAAATGGTCAATTACTGGCTGTGCCATTAGGTACTGAACCTAAACCGTTATGCAGCTATTTTGTAAAAGAGATATCAAGACAAAACGAATTAATAGATTTAAGTAAAATTCTATAAGGAGTCTATAATGCTTACCCGTGAAAAAATAGAACATCATATTTCTCACCTTGAAGATAAACATCGAAAAATTGACGAAGACATTACTGTGTTATACAATCAACGCGGTAATGATCTTAAAATTGAAACACTTAAAAAAATAAAATTGCGTCTTAAAGATGAGATTGAACAATTTAAAGATCAGGCAAAGTTACTATAATGGGTACACTAAAGCCTGGTGCAACCTACGTATACGAAAAGGTAAACGGTGTGACCTACGCTAGAGAGTTTGGATCCGACCCGGGCACACGACAAGCAATTGGTTGGGACTATGATCATCAACAACAGATGCATCAACAGGCATTTGAAGCTAGTATCCAACCCTATGTCAACAAAGGCAATAATTGGCAACCTGACTCAAGAACAAGTGATGGCAGACCGTTGCACGAACATATGATGGAAAGTAAAATGTGGGGTGAAATTCGTCGGGCAGCTCCAACCAATCCTGCTTTACAAAAGGCTCTTGATCGTGCTATAATGATATACAGACTATCCAAGGACAAGCCATTATGAGCGAAAAGATCGAACTTAAAGAAAAACTTGCAGCCGTTGACATGGGTGCTACAACCATGTGGGATGAAATAGATGCAGATCAACAAAAATCTCTCAAGCAAGAGTTTTTTATCCTTAACAGATACGTGTCAAATGTTAAAAGTCAGCCTAGGGAGACCCAAGAACATTTTGTACTAACAGTCAATGAATTCTTTAACAAGTACTGGTTCGATTTACAAAAGCATCCAAAGTTAATGTGGAAACTGTTGTGTATGTGCAGTCATGAAAGTAAAAAGATATTTTATCATGAGTGGATAGGCTTTAAGAAAAAGAAAGGCGACAACAAGCGTATTAAGTTCTTAGAAGAAAAATTCCCACATCTCAAGGATGATGAAATTCAAGTGTTGGCAGAAATATCCACACTTGCCGAACTTAAAGAATTAGCCGAAAGCCACGGATATAGCAAACAAGAAATTGCTAAGATGTTTTAATGATGTTAAATTTAAGCGTGAACAATAAACCTTATATTTGTCAATTTTGTAAATCAGCATACACACAAGAAAAGACACTGACTGTTCATATGTGTGAACAGAAACGTAGACACTTGGCCAAAGAAGAGAAACATGTAGTAGTGGGGTATCAGACCTATGTTAGGTTTTATCAACTGACACAGCAGGCTAAATCAGTTAAAACATATGATGAATTTGCACGTAGTCCTTACTACAATGCATTTGTAAAATTTGGTAGTTATGTTAGCAATGTTGGTCCGTTGTATCCGGATAACTATATTGATTGGGTTGTGCGTAGCGGAGTTAAATTAGATCATTGGTGTCGTGACGAGCTATATGAAAAATATGTGTTAGAGCTAATTCATACTGAAAATGTAGAAACCGCACTACAACGTAGTGTAACTCATATGCAGGCGTGGGCAAACGATAATAACAGTCTATGGAATCACTATTTTAAATATGTTAGTACTAACAGAGCCACCTATGACATTAAAGACGGTAAAGTTAGTCCATGGTTAATACTCAACTGTACTAGTGGCAAAAATCTACTAAGTACATTAAGCGATGAGCAGTTATCTTCGATAAGTACTGTCATAGATCCACCGGTATGGGTTAATAAGTTTAAAAAATATCGAGGTGATTTAGAATTAGTTAGAGAAGTAGTTAAGGAATCAAACTTATGATCACACCAAATTTAGACGCACAAAAACTTGATTTAGAAGTTATCCTTAGTGAAGATGACACAGCAGTATATGTAAAACTAACTGGGTTTGACGACCTAGCATCAGCAGATGCATACGCATCATACTTGGTAGATGCACTACCGTTAATACTATTTGAATCAGAGGTAAAACATTAATGCCAGATATTGACATTGATTTCTTTGATAGAGATTCGGCACTTGGCGTCATTAAACACGTCAAGGCAAGTCGTATCGACAATGACAAATTAGTGGGACACAACACAGGTGTTTACCTACAAAGTATACCCCACGACCCCGCAACTAATCTCTCAAACATAGACTATAAACAGGCAGAAGATCGAGGATATTTTAAATTAGATTTTTTGAATGTTAGTATATACAAAGGCGTTAAGGATGACGCTCACTTGCATAAGTTAATGGAGACAGAACCACTATGGGATCTATTAGAACAAGACGATTTCACGGCTTTACTATTCCACGTAAATGGGTATGGGAGCTTATTGAGACAGATGAAGCCATCTTCCATCAACGAATTGGCAATGTGTCTCGCTTTAATCCGCCCAGCGAAGAAACACCTTATAGGGAAGGAATGGACGGAGATTGGGAAGACGATTTGGGAGAAACCCGAGAACGGTGACTACTACTTTAAGAAAGCCCATGCTGTAGCTTATGCCATGGTTGTAGTGGTGCAAATGAATTTAATTTGCGAACAAATCAGCTACGATTTCAGTTAACGAGTTTTACGGACTAATTGTACACTCTTACGTTTAATACGCTTTAACGTAAGATTCATTAGGTTAACTACGGGTCCTAATACAATCTTAACATCCTTGGAATTAAATGTTTTGATACTGTATTTAAATGGCTCGATCTCTCTGCGCAAGAAGATAGTTATAGGAATCTGACGATTCGACTCCCACCACCAGGCTTCTCCAAGTTCTAATAGCATTGTTTTTTCTTCAGGTGTTTTGATAGATTCTAAATCATAAAAACTAGTAACAAACTGATCCTGGTTGATTATGATACCTACGTATTCTGCTTCGCCGTAGTTTAACACACTTATAAAGGGTAGTTGATTTTCGATGTTGTCTCTTAGTTTAACCATATAAATAGTAGTGAGGGCTTTTATCCAAATGCAAAAAATTTCAAGTTATTTATACCCAAACCGAATTAATGTAGTTGCGGATGTGGCTTTATTTCCTGTGAGGTGGAACATCGTGTATCAAAATCGTGTAAAAATCTATCAAGGTGTAGACAATGTACTTACCTTAGATGTAAAAAATTCAGACCAAAAACGGATAGACATTAGTGAAATGACTCTTAAAATGTCTATAACTGATACACTAGGCAGAGACCTAGCAACCGTTGATGTGGCACCTTCGGCAACTACCGGGCTTGCTACTATTACCATTGCTGAGGATGCATTATCTAACATTACCCCACAATTTTTAAATTTTACAATTTATAACGAAACAGTCAACGAAGATGAAACAGTTACTAGAACTGTCATGTATGCTGACACCCAGTTTGGTGCAAAGGGTAATATTGAACTAATTGGATCTGTGTTGGCCACTGGTGTTCCGGCTCGATATATTACTAGATTCATTCCAATTACCAATACCAATACTAGTCTGCCTTGGCGACCAACCTATTATAGCGATGCTGTGGAAATACGCCAACCCAATATACTACGAGCTGCTGAAGACGATACAGTAGATTTGAATTTTGAATTCAAAGCTCTAGCTGGCACCGTTACAGTACAGTATACTACCAGTGATGTAGTTAGTACAGGAACTGACTGGGTAGATATCGAAGCATTCGCCGTTGCCACATCTACCGCAACCCTAACCAAGACATACAGCTACCCAACATATACACGAGAAATGGCTTGGTTTAGAGTCAAGTATGATTTGGAAATAGGAAACACCGGAACACTTGACAAAGTAACTGTATTGTTGTAAAATAAGTCTATGAGCCTCATCATAGACACAACTACAGCACATCTACCTCCAAAGCGCAAAGCTACTCCTAGTGGGTGGATCAGCTTCAATGCTGTATGTTGTCACCATAACGGCGACAGTATGGATAAGCGGCAGCGTGGTGGTATTATGATAACCGAGGGCGTTAGCTATCATTGTTTTAACTGTGGATTCAAAGCCAGTTGGCAACCAGGTAGGCCGCTAAGTGTTAAATTTAAAAAATTACTACGCTGGTTAAATGCATCAGATGATCTAATTAACAAGTGTGTGCTTGAAGCACTACGCCTTAAAGAAGATCCGCAGTATGTTGGTACTCAAGCGGTGTTGCCCACATTCATAGACAAGGCATTACCACTAGGGTCAGAGCCCATTAGTAGTTTTCTACATTCACCACCTGAAGAACTAGTGCCTGTTATGGAATACATGATCAGTAGGGGATTATATCTAGAAGACTATCCATTCTATTGGACTCCTGAAGATGGGTTTAACAACAGATTAATTGTTCCGTTCTTTTATCAAAATAGAATTGTAGGCTATACAGCACGACTGGTCAAAGACGGTAAGATCAAATACATCAGTGAACAACAGCCCGGCTATGTATTCAATCTAGATAGACAATCACATGATCGTAAATTTGTACTGATAACAGAGGGCCCGTTGGATGCTATATGCATAGATGGATGTGCTGTCATGAGTAATGAAGTAGGACCGCAACAGGTTGCTCTACTCAATCAACTTAATCGAGAAGTTATTGTAGTTCCCGATAGAGATGCAGCAGGTATCAAGATGGCTGAACAGGCAATTGAACTAGGCTGGTCAGTTAGTATGCCCGATTGGCCGGATGGTGTTAAAGATGTAAATGATGCTATGCGACAATACGGAAGGCTATATACACTATGGAGCATTGTATCTGCTAAAGAATCTATGCCTTTAAAAATACAACTAAGGATGAAAAAATGGATAAACTAATGTTAATATGGGATTGGATTAGACATCCTATTGAAAGTTATAAAGATTATCGATCGCTTAAAAAGCGTTTAGCAGAATTACGTAAACGAGATCCGTTCATCTACAAATGATTACTTGGGGAATCTCAGCAAACAGTCACGATGCCGCACTGGCAGTATTCGATGACAATCAACTAGTCTTTGCTAGCCATAGCGAAAGATTCAGCGGCAAAAAAAATGATGCCGATCTATGTGACAGCATTGTCAAATATGCAAATCGCTGGGGTAAACCCAACGAAGTAGTGTGGTACGAAAAGCCCTTATACAAAACCGCTAGACAGTGGTATGCAGGGCAGGGATTCAATCATAGAAGCAATAACATAAAACGATATCTTAAACAGTGGAATGTATCAGCACCTATATCAACTGTTATGCATCACGAAAGTCATGCAGCTGGCGGATTCTATACCAGCGGATATAAAGAAGCAGCCGTGGTAGTGATAGATGCCATAGGTGAGTTTGAAACACTGACTATTTGGCAAGGTAGCCCACAAGGACTACGTCGAGTATACAGTCAGAGTTATCCCAACAGTCTAGGTCTATGGTACTCAGCCATGACACAGCGTTGTTTTTTAAAGCCTAACGAAGAAGAATATATCCTAATGGGTATGGCCGCATATGGCGACCCAAAGAAACTGTATGATAGAATTAGGCAAGACTTTTTTAACGACAACTCTAGTAAGCTGGTTGCACTAAAAGGCAATCTACATCGAGGTTGCCAAGAGTGGGCACCCGACCTAGTGGTCAACGATATATTTGATATTGCCGCTGCTACACAGAGAATATACGAGTCTTATTTTGACAAGATCATCAGTAAGGCCAAGGCACTGACTGGCAGCACTAACTTGGTAATCATGGGCGGATGTGCGCTCAACTGTTCGGCTAACCCCATTGCATTCAAACATTTCAACCATGTTTGGATCATGCCTAATCCTGGAGATGCTGGCAGCAGTGTTGGTGCTGTGTTGGCCAAAACTAGAACACACATGCCTTGGCCAGGTTGCGATCTAGGTTACGATTTGAAAATAAAAGCCAGTCCCGATGAGATAGTTGATCACTTGATAACCAATTCTCTATGCGGAGTTGCACAGGGACGTGCAGAGTTTGGACCTAGAGCATTTGGCAATAGAAGCCTATTGGCAGATCCCAGAGGTCATGATATTAAGGACACAGTAAATGCAATCAAGAGACGACAACAATTTAGACCATTCGCGCCCGTTATTTTGGAGGAACATGCTGACATGTACTTTGATCTGTGTGGTAGTAGCAGTGATCATAGGTATATGCAATACATCAGTCGCTGTAGGCATCCTGACTTATTTCCTGCTGTCATTCATAGGGACGGGACTAGTCGTGTTCAAACAGTTCCGCAAAATGGAACACCCATCAGACAGGTGCTAGAAGCATGGTATGATCGATCTGGATGTCCCATGTTGCTCAACACCAGTCTAAACATCAAGGGTAAGCCCATGGTCAATAACCGAGTGGATGCCATGAACTTCCAGAGCCATTACGATGTAAAAGTCTTTACTTAACTGACAATAGAGTATATAATAACACAATGACAACAAGACAAAACGCAGACTACGGATATGACATCCAAAAGCTATACTTAGAAATGATGCTGGGCGATGCAGAGACCTTTGTTCGCTGTCAAGGCATTTGGGATCCCAGTCTATTTGATCGCAAGCTACAGGGTGTGGCCAAGTTTCTCAAAGACTATGTAGATGAACACAACATCATTCCCACACCTGAGATTGTCAACGCAGCCACACAACAGACCCTAGCTGTTCCTCCTGATCTACAGGAAGCACACTATGATTGGTTGCTGACAGATTTTGAAACCTTTGTACGTCACAAGGGTCTGGAAAAGGCTATTCTAGAGTCAGCTGATCTGTTGGAAAAAGGTGAGTATGGCCCAGTAGAAGAACTGATCAAGAAGGCAGTGCAAATTGGCCTACAGAAAGACATGGGCACTGACTACTTCCTAGATCCCCGTGCTAGACTACTGCGTATCAAGGACAAGAACGGACAGATTTCAACTGGCTGGGCCGCTGTAGATCAGAAACTGTTTGGTGGATTTAACCGTGGTGAGCTCAATATCTTTGCTGGTGGATCAGGTGCTGGTAAGAGTCTGTTCTTAGCTAATCTTGGAGTAAATTACGCACTCGCTGGACTTAATGTTATCTATCTAACACTAGAACTTTCAGAAGAACTGGTCAGTATGCGTGTGGACTCTATGTTGACTGGAATCCCTACTAGAGAAGTGTTTAAACAGATTGATGAAGTGGAAATGCGTGTCAAAGTCATTGGCAAGAAGAGTGGTAACCTACAGGTCAAGTATATGCCCTCTGGTAAAACAGCCAACGATGTACGTGCATATCTAAAAGAATACGAAGTCAAAATGGGGCACAAGTGTGACGTATTGCTAGTGGACTATATGGACCTGCTCATGCCCCTAAGCAAGAAGATTTCAGCGGAAAACTTGTTTGTCAAGGACAAGTATGTATCAGAAGAGCTGCGTAACCTAGCTGTGGAAAAGAACTGTGTGTTTGTCACAGCGGCACAGTTGAACCGTGGTGCTGTTGAAGAAGTTGAGTTTGATCACAGCCATATTTCAGGTGGACTATCAAAGATTCAAACAGCAGATAACGTGTTTGGTATCTTTACATCAAGAGCCATGCGTGAACGGGGCAAGTATCAAATCCAGCTGATGAAGACACGTAGTTCAAGTGGTGTTGGGCAGAAAATTGACTTGGACTTTGATATTGATACACTGCGCATTACCAACTCAGAAGAGCAAAGTGATGAAAGCTCGGGATCAGGTGAAACCCGCAGCAGCACCATTATGAACAGTATTAAACGTAACTCGATCGTTGATCCCGCTACTGGCGAAATAGCAGCCCAAGATCCCACACAGGGCATGGTGGTCAAGACTAGTCAAGTACGTGTGGAAAGTACCAAGTTGCGTCAGCTGTTAAACAACATTGACGATATCTAATAGATACTCGTAGTTGATGGTGGTGTCGTTTTCCTGAAGTGTCAGCGCACCGTTTGAGTGATGAAACTTGCGGGCCATTTCGGTTTTGGGACTCAGTGTTACCCAACGGCTAATGCCCTTGCGATTGTTCTGTATATGTCCCGCAGCAGCACGTATCAACTGTCGACCCGCACCCGCTTGATAACTCCAAATAGTGTAGAACACAGCCACTGTTTCTTCTGCAGATTGATCCAGCTCTTGTACTGAACGGGGTACAGCAGCACAGTAGCGCACACAGGTAACGGCTGCGGGCTTGCCATCTAGGATCCATACAAATATCTCAGCTGAGTCATGTACTCTAGCTGCAGTAGGTATCTCGGGACGAACAGGGTCGTCCCGCAGAAGATCTACTAGGGGATCTGCAAGATTGTTAATGATGTGTAGCATGGTTAGTCTCTAGTTATATTTGTACTTATCTATTTGATGGGAAACTCGCTAGATACCAAGACTAAGAGCGCGAAGCGCCAGCGCAAAAAAATGCAGCAAGATTTTAAGGCCTATTAACCTCCCATATAATGATCGTACTGTTGCTGCCACTGTCTAGTATCACCTCGCCAAAAACCAAAGGTATTCATTCTACGTTGCACCAACGCCCAGTCTATAGTTGCGGGCTCTTGCTGTGCATGGATAGCTGTGGTAATTAACTCTCGAGCCCATGTAGGTGCTGTAGGTAAGTATTCAGTGAGCTTGTGAACAATGGCATTTTTTTCTGCTGTCTGCAGCTGCTTGGGATGTAGCTGTTCAGGTTTGTGTATGATAGTGCTCATTATGTGCGGTGGTAAACGATGTCCAACTTGAGGCCACAGTGACTGCATAAACTTGACATGTTCTGGTAGAGCAAATGTGTTATAGCTGCCTATGGTAGTTTGAAATCCTATGATTCTTATATTAGGTCCATACTTGAGTAACATGTCCCAACTCTGGGTAAACTCGTCGGGTGTAATGCCACGTATCCATGAATTTAACTCTATGGGTCCATCTAGACTAATGTTACAGAGTACGGGCACACCCAGTTCTGCCAACAGCGCAACGTTGCGTTCTTTGATACGGCGACCACCG